ATCTACATTAAACTTTGAAAGTGCTACAGTGTATATTAATAATGAATATAAAATGTTAATGTTAAGATTGGAAATAAATGAAAGTAAACTTACGTTCGTTAGTACCAGTTATAAAAATTAATGAAAAATAAAGTAACAACCTGCGGTTATTTTATAAAGCGACTACGAGACAATGGATACACAGTAAATAGAATTTTTAATGAATACGCTGCACATGATTGTCGAAAGTGGACTATCATGATTGAACCTAGAGCAGCATCACTATACATTACTTGCTATGTAAATAAAGATTGGAATGAAGATCAAATGTTTGAACTTAATGATGGTGTAAGATTTAAAAATATACAATTAAAGACAGATAGTATGGAAGTTATATTAACTAAATTAATAGATAAAGATATTCTCCCTAGTGAAAAAAACACCTAAAAACAAAAATTTTGATAACTTACTCAAAACGAGTATAACCGCAGCAGAAGATATCAGCAACGGAAACGAACAAGGACTTTCCGTGATGAATGATTATTTAGCTGAATATTTAAAATCCTTCGTCTTACTAGGATATGATACAAAAGGAGAGAGTGTTGTTATTCTATCTGGTAAAACAGCTCAAGATTACGACTCATTAGAAACATTATTAAGACGAGTTGGTAATATAGATTTTTTTAATAATATACAAGAAGAAAAAGATAAAGACATATGAATAAAGTAATTGTTTTAGGTAATGGGTATATTGGTAAGATGACATATAAGCATCTTACATCAACAATGACAGATTTTGATGTAGTAACTCTAAGTAAATATCCGTATATCGATCCAGAGGCGCGTAGAGAGAAATTATTTACCGCTCTGAATTCAGAGTTTAACGGGTATGAGCAAAAGTGGTTAGTAAATTGTGTCGGTTATACTGGCAAACCAAACGTAGACGCATGTGAGAATGACAAGCAAGCATGCTGGGATTTAAACGTCACATTTCCAACTATATTAGCTGACTTCTGTTCCCAGAAAAATATTAAAATTATAAATATTAGCTCTGGTTGCATATATGATGGTACAGAGAGATATACTGAAGACGATGAGCCAAATTTTGGTGTTTCTAGTGAGACTAGTAGTTGGTATAGTAGAACAAAACACGCAGCAGAACTATGTCTCTCTGCTTATCCTAATGTATATACACTAAGGATTCGTATGCCTATATGTAATGACTTTAACTCGAGTAAAAACTACTTAACGAAGTTATTAAAGTATAATAATCTCCTACAAGAAACCAACTCAAAAACAGTAATTGAAGATCTGACTCATATGGTAAATCGATTAATTAATATTCGAACAGTACCAACTGGTATCTTTAATTGTGTGAATCCAGATCCTCTTAGTACAAAAGAAGTTACTGAAATTTTAGACAAATATGGTATGTGGAATCCTCACTGGAAATTCATTGATTATAGTCAGTTAAAAGAACATATTACTGCTAATAGATCAAATTGTGTATTGTCAGTAGATAAGGCTGTTGAATATGGCCTTGAGTTCCCATCGGAGCGTGAATCATTAAATCGTATACTTAGTCCAAATGAAGAATAAAAATATGAAGAATAAAAATATATTAGTAACTGGTGGCTTAGGTTTCATTGGTAGTCATTTTGTAGAACTTTTACATAAAAACTGCACTGATTGTAACATAGCAATATTGGATAATTATTCATATTGTGTGTCTAAAAACACTGAAGAACTTTTATGGGATATGTATAAAAATTCTAGTAATGATTTAGATATAATATATGAAGATATTAATAACTTCACTAACGTAAAAGATTACGATTATATTATTAATTTTGCCGCGGAGTCTCATGTAGATAATAGTATAAGTGATGGTAATCCGTTTATAACTTCTAACTATACAGGTGTATATAATCTATTAACTCAACTAAACGATAAACAACGATTTATACAAATAGGTACAGATGAAGTATATGGAAGTTTAGAATTTACTTCAGAGCCGAGTGAAGAATATGATACCTTAGATCCTTCTTCAATTTATTCATGTACAAAAGCTGGTGCAGATTTATTAGCTCTATCTTTTAATAGAACTTATAATAGAGATATTATTGTAACAAGATGTACGAATAACTTCGGACCTAGGCAATACTCCGAAAAATTTATTCCGGTTATTGCTTACAAAGCTAATAATAATGAACAAATTCCAGTATATGGAAAGGGTAATAACATACGTCAATGGATATACGTTAAAGACCATTGTGAAAAAATATATAACGTATTACTGCTAGGAGATGCAGGAAAGATATATAATCTTGCGCCAGACGAACAATACCATTCAGAAATATCTAATATTGAAATTGTAGAGATAATTTTAACAATTTTGAAAAAACCTAAACGGTTAATTAGTTATGTTGAAGATAGAAAAGGCCATGATCTTAGATATAGTTTAAGAGATTCTCAATATAGATCAATGATGATTCAAGCTGGTCAACAGTTAGAGTTTTCTGAGACTAAAAAAACATTTGCCGATGATTTGAGATATACTATAATGTGGTACAAAGAAAATGATAAATGGTGGAGCAAACAATCTAATAATTGACGGTAATAATCTACTTTATCGTATCTTCTGGACTAGTAATTATAAAATAGAAGAAAATAATAGTCCTGGACAAATCTTTCTATTTTTAAGATCTCTTAAATCGTACGCAGACAAGTTCCAACCAAATCATATTTATTGTACTTGGGATAAGAAACTTGAATGGCCGTCAACCAATTTCCGTAAAGAAGCTACAGCAGTAAAATATAAGGCCGGGCGTGACGATGATAAGTTTAAGAATGTTTTTGAGAATGCAGAAAAAATACAAGAACTTATTTCTGATCTAGGTGTACATAATATATATCCACTTCGTATGGAGGCTGATGATTTAATGGCTTGGCTCTCCTTAAACTTAGAAGGATCAAATGTCGTTGTCACGACAGATAAGGACCTACTTCAGACAGTTTCAGAAAAGACGACAGTATATAGTCCTATAAAGAAGAAGGAGGTAACATTAAACAATTTTGAAGAACATACTGGAGTAAAAAAGGAATATTATATTTCATTTAGAGCAGTAACAGGTGATAAGTCCGATAATATTCCTGGTATACCTAGATATGGTACAAAGAGATTTCTTAAATTAGAGCATCATCTCTCATCGTTAAATGATGGAGACCCTATAGTATCGGTAAAGAGAGATGCACTAACAGAGGAACAACACGAAATATATAAACGTAACTGGGAATTAATGGACCTTAAAATTGGGTATAATTATTACGATGACGAAGTACCAGCTTATAGAGAGCAATTAGAGAGTTTTGAAGAAAGTAAAGCAAATTACTCGAAGTTTTTAGAAAAGGCTAAGGAATTAAACTTATGGTCTATTGTTAGAAACTATACTTCTTGGAGAAAGTCGTTCGATAATAATGAAAATTTAATAAATACTATTAACAAGGCTATACAAAATGCATCTACCTAGAGTACCAAGAGCAATAGTAGGCCCATCCGGTGACACAGTAAGACCAGTAATAAAAAACATTACAATTGATGGTGAATTCCGGGTGGAAGCACATTATACTGATCCACGTACAGGTCAATTTATTACTAAGATTCCCATCTCTGTAACTAAAATTGATGATAAGTGAAGTAATACCTCAAGACTATATTATTGAGAAGTTCTTCCAGTACGCTGGATATCCAAAATATAAAAAAATTACTAACGTATATGAAGGTGGTTGTCCTTTATGTCGTGAGGGGAAATCTTGGGGGAAAAAGAGACGGTTATATTTCGTCGCTAAAGAGAATTATATCTTTTGTCATAATTGTGGGTGGAGTGGTTCTCCTATTAACTGGGTTCAAGAAGTAACTGGTAAGAATTATATTGAGATTATAACTGAATGTAAGGAGTTTAATACATTCACTATTCCAGAAGAAAAGGTTAATCCTCTAATACCAGAAAAACAACCAGAATCTCTTCCTGGTGATTGTATTAATTTATACGACAATCTTCAATACAGTTTCTATAGTCACGAAGAAATGGTAACACATGCAATTAATACATGTAATAGTAGAAGATTATTTACAGCTATAAATAAGCCGAAATCCTTATGGTTTTGCAGAGATGATTTTGTTCATAAAAATAGAATTATAATTCCTTTCTATGAAGATAAGAATATATTATTTTATCAATCTCGTAAACTAGTACAAAATAAAAAAGATAAAAAACCAAAATATTTATCTAAAATAGGAGCTGATAAAACAATATTTAATTTTGATAGTATAACGAACGATCTAGAGTATATTTTTATATTCGAAGGCCCTATTGATAGTTTTTTTGTAAAAAATGGAGTAGCTGTAGGAGGTATTAGCAAAGGTCGGTCTTGTTTTACTAAGAGACAAGAAACACAAATACAACAATACCCTTTTCATAAACGAATTTGGGTGTTAGATAATCAATGGTGTGACGAGACTGCAAAAGAAAAAACCAAATCTCTTCTAAGTCAAGGTGAAGAATGCTTTATATGGCCTATAGAATTTAAACAATATAAAGACTTTAATGACATTTGTATAAAAATAAACCGTGATGAAATTTTATCACGGTTTATAATTAAAAATAGTTATAGTGAGCTTAAAGGAAAGCTGTTATTATCTCGTATATAATTACCAGTGTCTTCGATCCGCACCCGCGCGCCGACCACCGCGACGATTACTACTAACACCGGTTGCTGGAGAAATCGCTACTGGAGTATTTACCGGGGTACCAGCAGAAGCAGCCACCCTCTGCGCCTCGATCCAATTAGCTAATTCTTTCTCGGCAGCTTTTCGTGCTGCTTTCGCTGTATTATACACCTCTTCAAGTCGATCGACTTCAGCTTGCTCGGTGTCTGTCATCTTAGGATCATCTGGTCCTGGAATCGCTTCTTTCCAAGTTGTACGTGCTGCAGTTGCCGCTGCAGTTAAGTCATCTACCTTTTTAGTTAATTCTGCTTTTGTTGCCATAATCTTAATTATTTATGTTTTTCTATATATAAGTTTTTGAAAATCTGATTCAAACTAGCTAATCGTTCACAAATATCTAGAATCTCTGATTTAGTAGCATCTGATACTCCATCAAAAATTGTCCCGGTTTTATTATCTGTTCGTAAATACCCTAACACACTATCAGTACCACCGTTTAAATAGTCAATAACTTCGTCAATATTATCAACCCACTCTTGTAATTGAGATAGCTCATTCGCAGTATTCGGTTGATTGTCTTGTATATCTTCAAAATCACTAGCGTTATCTGGTTCGTCTAAACTACCTGCAAACGACTGGGCATCATCCGCTGGATTTGCATCAACTGCTGGAACCTCATCTTCTTTTAATACAGATAAAAATTTATTTTCAAACTTTCCCATGTAACTATTTATTAAATACTTATGATGAAAGGCATACTTTTCGAAGATTTATATATGTACACCAACAAGTATTGGAAGGATGTTAAGTCTAGACACGTTCGACCAACTACTAAAACTCTTGCTGACATCGCAAAATCGAGTCCAGAAACATATAATAAAGTTAAAGCAGACCTAGTACCGTTCCCTGGTGATCATGCGGTAGAACAATTAGGATCAGCATTTAAAAGTATATCTGACGCTACTTATCTTTTGAATCAATTATTCGAAAACCCTATTGTCCGTTCGGACGAAAAAACTAAATTATCCGTAAATAAGAAGTTGCAAAAAATTCAAGATATCATAAAATCGGTAGCGGACGATTTAGATCATGATGGCGCAAATAATTCGTAGTTTAATTTTTTTAATAATAATTTCAAGTAGCATAGGAGGTATATATTATTTCTTTAACCCTACACTAATCTCTTTTATACAAGCATCTATTTTTGCATGTGCTGTACAAATAATATTTTTTATATTATACAATAATATACTTAGATATATCGCAAGACTACAACTCGAAAAAGAAGCATTATCTCTAGCACAACTCGCAAGTAAAAACATGGTAATGATTGAATGTCAGGGTTGTAAGAAAGTAAACAATATTAGTATTGACCTTACAGAAGAAAATACGTTTGAATGTGATAAGTGTAACGCAGAAAATAAAGTACAAATAGATATAAGCACAATACTACCGACAAATATAATATATGATAAATAAGACAGAAACAGAAACAGACTATTCACCACTAGCTCGGTGGATGTGTCTATACGAAGCAGTTAATATTATATCCGACAAAGCAGAGAAAACTGGATATACTAAAGATTGTTTAAAACCAATTCCAATTAACAAATATATTAACGAGAGATATCACTCTGTATTAAAAGATATAGAGTACGAATATAAGCAAGAGAAACTACAGTCGACTGTTAATAGTAGTCCCCATATACATCGTCATTAGTCCCGTAGTCAAAATATGTTGACTGTTCGGTATCTAAATCATTGATATAATCTGTTTCTATAGCAGTAAGTGGTCCAACTCCGGAAGCATCTGTAACCATGGTAGAACCAGCCTCTGCAGGTATTCCTGGTAAGAATGTATGGTCGTTCCGACGAGCTTTTAATTTAAAGACATAATGGCCTTGTAATTGATTTATCTCACCAATCAATTCATCCATACGCTCAGTAACTTCAAATATTTTCCCATCACGACCACCAGTTCGATCATCACCATACTCAGTTAATTGAAAGGCATCTCCTGCTTTTGGTAATGAGGCAGAAACTGAACCAGCATAAGATGATATATTTTGTTGAAATGTTTCTATATCTATTACTGCGTCTATTTCATCATCTGAAATCAGACCATATTGAGAATACGTAAGAGAACCATCTGTTAAATTCATTAACATTACAAATGTGGCTTTAGGATGATATCCTTGGTGGGTATTTTCTCCATAAACTTTATCAGTCGCACTAAGAGCAAAATCGCGAACATAATAATCTATTTTTGTTCCGTATAATCTTATTTGCTCTTTCCACCATCTTTTATATGTTTGAGCCCTTTCATTAGTACCACTTAATTTATAATTAAACCGGGTAGTATTTTCAGCGTCTTCATAATACTTTACTGCATTAATTGTCGTTGTAAGAAATGCTCCCATTATTTTTTAATATAATATTTATTATCTGCAATATAAAACGTTATACCTGTATTACCTAAATTACGGGAACCTATCTCTTCTAGATCAGTAATTTCAAACATGTTTTTTACTGATTGTACTTCTTGGTCATCTAACAAAAATAGACCTGATTGCATATTTTTAAGAGTTTCTAATTTTTTTGGATAATTTGGATCAGCATGATGAACAGCTGGTAAGAGCTTATTATCTTTTGCCCCAGTAGATCCTCTAAATCGCCTACTACCTAATATATTTCTCACTTTGACAAGCTCTAATACTCTCGTCCGACGTGGTTGCCTAAGAAGCTCTAGAAATATCTTTTTAAACATTTTAATTATTTAATAAAAAAAGCCCCCTGCAATGCAAGGGGCCCTTTAAAGGTTTTTTTATATTTGTCAGTTAGACGGCTTGTTTACCAGGTTTCCCAGAATTCTTAGCAACACCAGGCTTTTTACCATCACCTGTCTGCTCCGTACCTTCCTTGTCTGTAACAGGAACGGCTCCATCACCAGAACTCTTACCACCTAAACTATCAGCAGCAGGATCTGTAGTCTTACCACCGCCGTCAGAAGGATCAGTACCAGGCTTCTTACCGTCACTAGTTTGTGTAGTATCCTCTTGGACACTATCTTCTAGTTCGTCGGTATCGGCTAACGGATCCTCGGCGTCAATGTCGCCAAGATCTTCGTCATCTGATGGAAGCTGATCAACAACAGCTTTAAGAGCCGCGGCTTGATCTGGTGTTAATGTTACTGTGACTTCCTCGCCACCTTCGTCGCCGAATTCATCACCAGCATCGGGAGCAAGTTCATCATCACCGATTCCGAGCTCGAAGTCTTTGTCGTCTTCACCCATTACGCTCTCATAGAGCTTATCAAATATTGATTTATCTTCTGACATAATAGTACCTTTGTTAGAAGTATTTATACTCTCCTTAACTGATTTCTTCTTTTTCTTAGACTTTTTTTCTTCTTTATCTTCAGCCGCCTCAACTGGTTCCTGTAAGTCTTCTTTAGCTCCACCGACATCCTTACTTTTTTCGTCAGCTTTTACTTCACCCTTTGGACGTTGAGTTTTTGAATCTACCTCAGATACCTTCTCATCTGGCTTCTTAAAA